TCTTGTGCGTTGTCATATTCGATGGCAGAGCCTTCGTTTTTGACTGGTGCTGCTGAGAAGCCCGATAATTTGGTCTCCTCTTCAAAAGATCTATCAGAAGTCTCTGTTTCAAAGATTTCTGCATGTTCTTCACCGTACTTTGCGTACTCCAATCCGAACAAAGCGTTCAGGCCGGGAAGGAGTTCTTTAAGTAGTTGTGCGCGTGAAATAGCCATTATCTACTCCTCCTTATACGCCAGCGGTTTGCTGATAACGTTGATAACCCTGTGTAAATTTAACAATAAACTCAACGAAGTTACCGTCACTATTCTTGGTATCAGGAACGACATCAACAACAGTGATTGGCAGGATTGTGGCCACATTGTTAATAAATACACCCATACGGCTGTTGCCTGATGCTGTCACACCAGTGTTAAGCACAAGCTCCGCATTACAGGAGATTGCGTTAGCACGGCTAACAAATGCAGGAAGCAGTCCTGAAGCAGCGCCATCAGCAGAGGCACCTGTACAGTTTACTACTTTAAACAATACGTTAGGGTCGTCACACACATACGCCTCGATATCATCGGCTACAATGCTGCCGGGATAGCTTTGGCGAAATGTCAACTGGTTCGTATTAGGATCTGTATAGCTACAGCCCATAAACACACCAATAACACCGGCCACTACAGAAGTATCGTTCTGCAATGTGGTGATAATGATGGTTCCATCGTTCTTGTACTGTACCACATCTCCATAGAAGAGAGCCGTACCGTAGTTTGAAGCGATGGGGATCTTACGTGTAGAACCCGCATAGCTATGACCACCAATCATTCCGATTGGACGGAGGCCATATGGGGCATCAATGGTAGGATATGCCATCTATTTGTCTCCAGACATAAAAGGTTTTTACTTAACCCCCAGAGCCAAAAGTAACTTTTGTTTTACGCTCATGAAAGAGCGGCATCCGAGGATCGTTTTCTCTCATAAGGTTGTTGTCAACTGATTGCATCTGCCCTTCCGTCTGACTTTCGTAGTAGGCTTTGCGTTCTGCAATAAGTTCTTCTGGAGCTTTACAAAGAATAAGACCACCGATCACAACATTATCTTTGAACTTCTCGTTCTCAATAGTAACCATTGTAATCTCAGGATGATCCGAAGCTTTTACAGGCTCCCAACCTTCACGAAATTTTGAGGAAACGTTAGTGGCGTCAGTTTGCCCCTGCGTGGCGACTCTAATCCAGCGAAATGCGTAACCCGGCTCGGGATTTGGTGAGGGCAAGGTCTCTGGCCTTTGCCAAGCTCTAGTGCGGGTCGTTTTTTCACGAGTGGTCTGTTCACGATCTATACGATTTTCAGCCATTATCTTTCCTCATCTCTTCTGCAACCTTTTGGGCGTATAATTCTAAAGGAACTCCAAGTCGTTTAGCTATAGCTACCTGTGTTTGCGTTAGTTTGACCTTTTTAGGTGCTACGCTCCGCGTTGCGGGAGCAACCACATTAGCTTGTTTTTTCGGCCTCTCAACCTCTACTTCCTCTAAAGTGTCCTCAAAATTATCTGGGAACACTTGGCGCATACGAGCGTTTAACTTCTCGTAGTAGTCATCGCTTCCAACAACAACGTTGTCTTTAGCTAGTTTATTATGCACGCCCATGGCGAAACTTGTCATTTCGTCGTCGGACCCAAACCACGGATTAGCTGCTGCCCAATCTCTAGCTTTGGGGTCCGCCACCTGTTGGACGGGTTCTGTTGACACATTAACAGGAGTTTCTTCTTCCTGTAAAGCAGGAAGTTTGAAATTATTTACCCTATCAGATTTAATCTTAGCAGCTGTTAGCTTTTCTTGTGCTTCTACTACTGCCTCTGCATCTCCAGACTCATATGCTTCTTTATATGCAACTTTAGCACTTGCTAACTCAACCTCAGCTGATCTTTTAGCTTGTTCAAGCATGGTTGACTGATTTTTACCAACCGTGCCTTTTAACTCTTTATTCTCATCGACAAGGCGTTGAGCTAAAGATTCAAGTTCTTGTCTTTCCCTGATGGCTTTTTCTTTTTCACGACGCTCATCATGATAGCCTTTACTGAAGTGCTTGATTCTATTACGAACTTTATCAGAGTACTCTTCAAGTTCTTCATCAGTAATATCAGCTGGTGGCTCAGAAGCTTTACGGTTGCGATCAGCTTCTGGAGTATCGTCAACAACTTCAATCTCAAATTTGTCATGATTAGTGTCATCTGTACGCGCAGATTCTGGATCAGGCTCCTTAGCTGCCTTGCCAGAAAGATCAATTTCAACGGCATCTGAACCCTCCACCTCTATCTCAGGCTTCTTACTTTTTTCATCAGGAAACTCATACTCAACTTTTTGAAACGCCATTATCTACTCCTAGACTTTGCAAATTCCACGAGGGTCAGGGATAACTGCCTCTACAGAATCGTCATTCATCAAACGGAACTCTTTACCGTTTACCTTAAATCTTGTGCCTGTATTCATACGAAACATCACATAATCACCAACTTTACACCAAGGGCCAGTAGGGAATCTGTCTTTGTCAGAATATGCGGCCTCGCCCATATCAATAACCACACCCATGATAGACATGATGTACTCTTTCTTTATTTCGCTATCAGTCTTTAGAAGTGTGCTGCCTTCGTAATGATCACTGACATCTGGCAGTGCTACTAGAAGTCTGTAACCGCAAGGTATGGGTAGTTGTGCATCAAGATCTTCTTCGGGTGCAAGTTTTTCAACTGTTTTATTCATCGTCATCTTCCATGTAGTTTCGCGAGAGGTCTGTTACATAACTTTTGCAGGCATCTAGACCTCGTATCATGCCTGTAACCTCCTTGTACTGGGCAAAGTCTTTTGCTCCACCCCCTCCAAGAAACTGTAACGCTGTAGATTTATCTTCATCTAGTTTTTCAATAAGCACGTCAAAGACGGTTTTAGCCATATTTAAGTATCTCTCTTAAGCTCTGTTACAACTTTATCTCTGTTCTTTTGTTTCTCAACTTGTAACTTTGCACCAGCTTTTTTAGCGTCAATGCCAATCTCTAACTTCTCAAGCTTGATACGTTCTTCTGCAAGTTTGGCATCTGCCATATCTTTAGTAAGTTTACGCTTCTGCTCGTCTTGCTTGAGTTGTATGTCAGCAGCATCTTTTTGTGTTTTACGCTGCACCTCTTGTGCTTTGATCTGCATTTCTGCTTGTTGTAGCTGGAACATAGGATCTTGCGCTTGTTGTTGTGCAGCCTGTTGTGCAGCCTGTTGCTGGTTTGCCTGTGTAAGCTGTTTGCCAGCTTCTGAAACCACTCTTGACAGTTGCACTTCCATTTCTTCTGGAAGCTCGTCGTTTGGTGCAGGTAGTGGTGCGCCCAGCTTTTCTTCTATCTGCTTGCGGTACTTGAATCCTAAATGTTCTGCAATGTGAGCTTGCAATGCAGCCATAATC